TGTCAGGGTGCGCGTGCTTGGGTTGCATACTCATGACATGACTCTGTTGCCGACTGAAGACTTGCCTTGGGCGTATAAGGTTCAGCCCTCAACTAGCGGTGGCATAAGTGGCATTGGTCATGCTCCGGTGGGGGTGATGGAAGGTACGTGGGTCATGATCCAGTACATCGACCCAGACAAACAGATGCCCTTTGTGGTTGGTGTGATAGGTGGCATCCCCCAGAGTCAAGCACCCGCGCTTGAATCGTTTACGGTGTCTGATGAACAGCAAAGTGGCACGCTAGTATCAAGTGATGGATCGGCAGTAACTAGCTCAGACGGGTCTCCTGTTACAACCGACGCCGCTAAGACTGACGACGAGAAGCTTGTCGAAGTTCAAGACTCGAAGAAGTTTCGCAAGGCTTCGGAATTCAAAGTTTCTGATGAAATCGTAAACAAGCTCAAGAAGAGCGAGTCGTTCAAGTCTTGCCCATACGATGACGGCGTGGGTGTCATGACCATCGGCTACGGTAGCACGTATCTCAAGGACAACTCTAAGGTCACCAAGAATACGCCATGTATCACAGAAGCAGAGGCTGATTCTCTAATGAGATACAAGCTAGCCAAGGATTTTGAACCAGCAGTTAAGCGAAACGTCAGAGTTCCCGTCTCCCAGGAAATGTACGACTCTATGGTCCACCTCGCGTATAATGTCGGTGGTGGTGGATTTGGTGTGTGGTCTCGCGAGTCTGGGCTGAATAGCGGTGACTATACCGGCGCGGCTACTCATATGCAAACGTTCAGAGTCAATCCCGGGTCTAAGACGGAGAAGGGGCTCAGAAATCGTAGAGCATATGAATCGAAACTTTTCCTGTCTGGTGGTATTCCCGACAAAGAAGGCACAAAGCAAGACACCCCAGAATCGGCAGAGAAAGATAAGGTGACAACCGATACTGCGGCTCAACAGAACGACCCGGCGCGCTCGGAGACGGCAGAACAAAATGTTGGTTACCAAAACGCCATATTCACCGACCCTCGAGGCTTCAAAGATCCAAGTGGCAAGTACCCACGCAAATCGCAGTTGGACGAGCCGGATACATCTAGACTAGCTAGACACCAAAGAATCAGAGACACCATAGTCTACCTCAAAGAACTTGCAGAACACAAAGGTGTAGAGAAGGCAAACGGTAAGGGCGAATGGGACCAGTCCCCAACTCCGTATAACGCGAAGTATCCATATAACAATGTGTGGGAATCGGAGTCTGGCCATGTCATGGAATATGACGACACCGAGGGTAGAGAGCGAATCCACATGTGGCACCGCAAGGGCACGTTCACGGAGATCGACCATAACGGTACTCACGTCAGAAGAACAGTGGGTAATGACTACACCATTCTAGAAAAGAACGGTCACGTTCATATTGTTGGTTCTGCGCACGTATGTGTGGAGGGCGCAAAGACTCTTCTCATTAAAGATGCTCTTGACGTGGAAGTTCGAGGAAACACCACCATCAATTGCCATAGCGATGCGAAAATCAATGTAGCCAACAATCTTGACATCACTACAGGCGGCAGTGTGAAATGGAAGGTTGGTGGCAATTTTGCGGTTGATGCGGCTCGCATTGATCTCAACTCCGGGGTGGCTTCTGGTCTGAGCACTGTGGGTGCTAAGGGTGGTTCGGCTGGTCCGGACTTTGGTTCTATCCCTGTCATGACTAGAGGCGATGAAATCGGGGTTGAATATGAAACCATGGAATCCGATCCGGCTGTGGTCTACAGCTTTAAGAAGAAGATGATTCAAGAGGGAGTAGCATCTAAGGAAGAGCTAGACGCCCCAGTAGAGAAAAAGGCAGAAGAAACACCAGCCGAAAATAAGGTTGACCCCAAGCCTTCGGTGTGTGGTATCCCGGGAGATCAGAAGACATTCACCGGTAACGAACAGCTCTCTCCCAGCTACAAACTGAAGGATTTGACGTTCGGAAGAAAAATTGAACCAGATCAAGGATTCAGCGAAGCGCAGGTCTTCTGTAATCTCAAGGCTCTTGCTGAAAATGTGTTGGAGCCAATTCGAGCCAAGTATCCGAACATCAAGATCAATTCGGGGTATCGTAACTTCGTGCCCCCTGGAGGCGCTAAAAATTCCCAGCACATGACCGGGCAAGCGGTGGATATCGGGTTTGGGGTGGATCGTAGCAAGCTATACGACATAGCTCTTGAGGTTCAAAAGTTGGTGCCTTATGACCAATTGATTCTCGAACACACAACCAACGGCAACGGATGGATCCACGTTTCATTCAATATGAAGGGAAACAAGAAGCAGCACTTCACGATGAACAACCACAAGCGCGTCGGGAACATGGGCACCATCACCAAGATATTTTGAATTTTGAATAAATACTTGTATGAACACACGCCGCTTCAGTGATATAGATCTATCCTTCAATCCCCACCCGTCCACCGGGGATCTGCTTGCCAAATACGACGACAACGCAATCAAGAATTCCCTGAAGAACCTGCTGTTGACTAAGCACTACGAGCGCCCGTTCCACAGTGAGATCGGGTCTTCTATCAATAGCATGATGTTCGAGTTGCCGTCTGCAGGAATTGTTGCTATTCTGAACCAAGAGATTCGCAACACCATTGCCAACTTCGAGCCGCGCGTCGTGGTGCTGGATGTGAGTGTGACGTTCAGCCCAGATGACCACCTGTTCGTATCGGTAATCTTCAGGATCGTCAACACAGAGAGACCCATCACTCTGCAATTCACGCTAAACAGAACAAGATAACACAATGGCAAATAACAAAATACAGTTGGCTAGCCTAGAGTTTGACTCGATCAAACAAAACCTCAAGGCGTTCCTGCAGGGGCAGGATAGGTTCTCGGACTTCGACTTCGAGGGTAGCAACATGTCTGTTCTGCTAGATGTGTTATCATACAATACCCACTACAATGCCATGTATATCAACATGGCACTCAATGAGGCATATCTAGATTCAGCTAACAAGCGAAATAGTGTGGTGTCGCTTGCCAAGGGTATCGGTTATCTGCCAAGAAGCGCGACGTGTGGTACAACCAACGTATTCTTCACGATCGTCGAGACGTCTACACAACCCGAGTTCTTGACCATCACCAAGCACGCGCAGTTTCAGGGTGTGAAGGATGGTGTTCGATATTCGCTCTACACCACGGAAGACATCACATCCAAAAAGAATGAGTTGAGATACGGTGTCGCACCAACCGGCACATTCTATCAGTTCGCGAACATTAAACTTCTAGAGGGTAGCCCGGTTAGCAATCTGTTCGAACAGACACAGAACAACGTTTATCTTCTTCCCAATAGTAGCATCGACCTGTCTACACTTAAGGTCTCGGTGCGCCCGGCAGCTAATAGCTCCGTAGTTGGCATTTACACGAACGGTAATTCTCTGGCTAACCTAAATGGAGATAGTCTTGTGTACTTCATCAAGGAAGTAGACAACGGGTTCTACGAAATGTCTTTTGGTGAGGGTGTGATTGGTAAGGCTCTTGAGCCGGGCAACATCATAACTGTTGAATATTTCGTGTCATCTGGTATCGAAGTAAACGGTATCAGAAACATCTCCTATTCTGGCGAACCGTTGATGGGTGGGGTAGTCTCGAACATTGTGATAGATGCCGCCGTGAATTCGGCTCGCGATGCAGAGAGTACCGAAGAAATCAGAAACAATGCGCCGGCAATGTGGCAATCTCAGAATAGAGCAGTAACCGCAGACGACTATCGCGTGGTGCTGCTCAACAAGGTGTCTGGAATTAAAGACGTCATTGTGTGGGGAGGCGAGAAGAATGACCCGCCGATCTACGGCAAGGTGTTCATCTGCGCGACGTCGAATACGAACTCGACTCTATCTGCTGCGGTTAGGGAATCCATCAAGACAACGGTGCTAGATCAATACAAGGTCGTCACTGTCATTCCTGAATTCGTGGACCCAGAGTACCTGGACGTCGGTCTAACGGTATCGGTATATTACGACCAAACCATGACCAACAAAACACCTGCAACTATCATCAGCGATTTGGTGTCGTCTTATGCGATCTACAATAGTGAGGAGCTTCAGAAGTTTGGCTCAATAGTGAGGAACTCGGAGATCATCAACATTGCCGAATCGTCCGATAGATCTATTGTCAACGTAGTACCGAGCCTGCGAATTTCCAAACACGTGACTCCTCTGGTTGGCGTTGCTGCTTCTTACCAAATCAAGTTCGGCAACCCGATAGAAGCCAGGGACTCGGCAGTGTTTTCGACCGGGTTTACTTCTAGTTTATCTGCAGAAACCGCGTATATAGAAAACAGAGCTAACGGCGATCTGGTGATGTACTATGTGTCGGGTGGCGCCAAGATTACGATTCGCACCATAGGGACTGTTGACTTCGGAAGAGGCACGGTCAACATCGCCAACCTAACCGTGTTGAATGTGGTCGGCGGTGATTGGATTTTCAAAATGTTGCCAAATTCTGCAGACGTGGTGGGCTTAAACAACCAAATTGCTCGTCTTGATATGACCAATCTGAAAGTCAATGTCATTGCGGACAGCGGTAATAATTATTACCGCTGTCCGCAATGACATTGACTTTCAGATTGGTCATATCAAG